AACTACTCCAGACTTGTTACCGGATTGCATTGGTTCGGCAGGTGCAGCCCCTTTGGTTACTACGTTTTCCATTTCTTGTAAATTTCTACCAACGGACATTTTTTTAGATCTTGTGTTATAATCTATATTTATTTATAAATTAAAGATTTCCTAAGAATTCTTGAAACAATTGAATTTTATGCTCTTGAAGAGTTTTTTCATCTACAAGAGTGTTAATTCTGCGTTTTGTTTGTTCAGCAAGTCTTTCACGAAGAATTCCTCCTTCCCAAACCCACTCTTTACCTTCCATAATTCCCTGAACAAATGCATCAGGAGCGGAAGGGTCGGCTACGATATCTGCTGCAGTTGCAAGCATAAAATCTTCACCAACAACTTTGTGACCTTCATTGGTCATCTTGAGTGAACCGACACCACGAGAAGAAACACCGAGACAAACACCTTCACTAATAAGAGACTTGGCAATCTTACCCATAGGAGTTTCTAGGAGTTGTGCTTTGCCAATGAAGTTTGTTCCTTTTTGTTCAAGAGAAACAATCTTATGAGAAACACGATCAAGATTGACAGTTGGTCCATCCGGATGACCGAGTTCTCCAAGAGCACGACCCTTTGCAACGAATGCTTCGTTATATCTCTTTACCTCGCGGGAAAGAGTATCCATAGGATACATTCTTCCGTTACGGTTGCAGATATCACCTTGAAGGAAAACTCCTTCAATATACATTTTCTTTTCTGCACCCCTACCTTCGGTAATGAATTTAACTTGTGAGACTTCTTCTGTGATGAGTTTCATTGTTATTCTGTTACTAACTGAACGATTTCTGTAATGCTTACATTCTGAGTATCTGATGCTGCAATCACACTCACTTTCACACTTCTTGCAAGATTTGCATTAGTTGCTGTAATTACTCCAACAATAGAAGAACTATTGTGTGAAATTGTTACTGAATCATCTGATATTGCCGTAACTAATTTATGTTCGGTATTAATTCCTGCTGGTTCGGCATTTTGAATGGTAACATAATCACCAACCAAAAATGGATTTCCCGAATTTTCACCAAATGAAATAACAGTTGATGTCCCTGTAGTAATTCCTGCAATCCTTTGTCTGGCAATTCTTTCCTTCAAAACCTCATTACCATATGGGCTAATTTGGAACGAATTTACAGTGGCAACAGGAACTCCACCAGTCTCAACATAAACTGAGGTTAATCCGGTAGATACTCTTAAATATCCACTTTTGAGAGCAATAGGATCACTGGTTGTGGCAGTAGACACATTTGCAGTAATTCTATTTACATTTTGAACAACCTTAATTGCCATTATTCTTGGTCCTCGGTGGTATCTTCATCACCAAACATGGATGATGCAACATAGGGTCGAGCTGAATCAACTCTTTCTGCTGCTTTGGTATATAATATTTCTTTAATTTTATCAGATACATCAGATGCATTTCCATCTGTTGCAATCAAATCGATAAGTTCTTCCATAAAAATAATGTATTACTATAAGATTATTTATATCTTGCCACCTTTAGGCTCTGGAGGAGGTTCTGGTGCAAGTGGTTCTTCAGGAACTTCTCCTAACGCCGGTCCTTCCCCTTCTTGTGGTGGAACCTCTCCACCACCCTCAGGAATAGGATTTCCCATCTCATCTACTGGGGCATTTGGATCTGGAAGAATGCCTTTTTCAATCTCATCATCAATTTGCTCATCAATTTCAATAATCTCACTATCTGTTTGACGAAGAATCTTTTTACGAACATATTCGGTTGAGAAATACTTACCAATATAAGGTTCCATCGTTGTAACAAGTGTTAAACGATTTGTAAGTAGTTCTGCTTCTTTAAGTTCTGCAAAATGATTGTCATATAAGAAATCATATTGAATATGATCACTCATTCTATTCCAATCTTCTGGAGTAACAATATTCTTCAGTAGTAATTGAGTACGAAGCATATCATTAAACATATTTGCAAAACGCTTTCTTAAACGTCCAACAAACTTAGAAAACTTAAGTTCATCTCTTAGAATTTCTGATGAACGACCCAGATTAAATCCATCACCACCCCCGGCAATTCTTGATTCTGGAACTCCTAATGCTCTATAAAGTTTTTTCTGGAAATACTCAATATCAGAAAGTTCTCCTAGATTTTGACCACCAGGAAGAGTAGTGATTTCAGTTCCTCTACCACCCTCTCTTCTTGGAAGCCAAAAATCCTCAAGCATACTCATAAACTTGCGGTCATCACGAACCTCTCCGGTGTTCGCATCGTAAACTAACTTATTACGATAACGACTCATAACCTCTTTGAGGTATTGTTCTGCCTTTACTTTTGGAAGATTACCAACGTCAATGTAGAAAATACGACGCTCTGGAGCACGAGATAATCTGTAAATGACGAGAGAATCCTCAATCATTCTTAATTGATTAAGTGCCTTAATTGCCTTGTGAAGATATGATAATACGGTACCCTTATTTCTATCTATTAATCCGGATGTGCAATATGTAATTGAATCTCTCGCTATTTTTACTGCACCTTTTGCAGAAGATCCAAGTGTTCCTGATGGATAATTTGCAGTTGGAGTGTAAATAAAATACTCTTCTATTTCTGGGTATGTAACTTGATTTACATTAAAATTGGTAAGTGCTGATAGATTTGGACCTGAATTATTATTCGTTCTTTTTTCTTGACGAACATGCTTCATCTTCATGGGATCGATATATCTTAATTCCTGAATCCCATCTTCAGGTCTTTTTGTATCGATAACTTTAAGATAAAATAATCTACCGTCAATATACCAATTTCTAAATATTTCATGGGACTTTCTATCAAAGTCCATAATTTCTTTGATATATTTAAATTCGTCTCTTATAATTTTCTTGAGTTTATCACTAGCGTTTAAATTTGACAGTTCAATTTCTACTGGAGAATCGTATAGATCACTAACGATTGCTTCATTCACAACATCTTCGATTGCACCGTCGCATTCTGGATGCAACGACATTTCACGGTATCTACGAATCAAGTCATATTCGGTTCTATAGACACCTTCAATGTCGATAGTTTGTCCATAAAATCCAGATTGAATATAATAATCAACCCCGTCCTCATTATTAGGAGGAACGGGGGAGACTATTGATTTGGATTTTTTCTCATTATCTTCAATCGAAAAACCAAAAAGTTTCGCCATTTTATAAATTTAAACTCTTAATATGTTCTATTTAGTTAATATCTTCACCGCCAGCAGCAGGTGAATTACCTTTGACTGCTTCCCACCAAAGAACCTGCATCTCTACCGTAAATTCTTGAATAGAATCTGTTTCGTATGCTAAGTTAATTGGACTAATATTTGTAGGGAACAGATCATAGAAATGATATGCTCTTAGAGTAGATCCATCACGATCTAACTGGTATACAAATGCATCTGCTTGATACAGCGCTGGATCAGTAATACCGGTATTATCGGAAACTCTATTAATCGTATTCATCCACTTTTCAAAAGCAGAACGAATCGAGAAATCGGTATCGTTGATAATCGTGATAGTCCAAGTTTCAAAAGTACGATCTCCTGCCAATTTCAAAGTTCTTCCTCTGAAAGCAACCTCTAATGGAGTTACTGTGGAAGCTGGAAGTGCGGCAGACTTGACCAAAAATCTTGACTTATCAAGAACATTGGTATCAGCTGGAGCTGCATCGGGGAAGGAAAGGACAACCTCAAAGAGGTTGCTTCTAGCACCACCACCAGACAGCTTGCTCTTGAAGTCTGTAATCTTCCTTAAAGGAGGTGGATTTAATTGATTTCTGGTTGCCATAGCTTTAAAACCTCTTGATTAATTAAAAGTTTCCGATTACTTCTTCAAAATCAACACCAGTCTTGGTGGCAATAAAGGTAAGACCAATGAAGTTAATTGATCTTGCGGGTTTAATGTAAATGTCTGCTCTGAATTCATTAGCATCAATAACTGCTGCAGTGTTGTTTGTTTCATCACAAACAACCACATAATCAAAGATACCTCTCTTTGCTTGAACATCACGCAAGAATGGTTCAATTGTATTTACGAAGTTTGTTCTTGT